AAGGCCCGCGCGGCCCACAGGGCGAACAGGGTCCGCAGGGGCAGACCGGCCCGCAAGGCGAGCAGGGCCCCGCTGGCCCCAAGGGGGAGACCGGAAGCGGCTTCAAGGTGCTGGGCTACTACGGCACAAAGGCTGCGCTGGACGCCGCGCAGAAAGCGACCGCAGCGGCAGGAGATGCCTACGGCGTGGGCACGGCAGAGCCCTATGACATCTACATTTTCGACGGCATTACCGGCGAGTTCGTCAACAACGGCCCCTTGCAGGGCGCGAAAGGCGACACGGGGCCCGAGGGCCCGCAGGGTCCGAAAGGCGATCCCGGCGAGATGGGCCCTCAAGGCCCTGCCGGGGCGGATGGTGCCCCGGGCAAGGATGGAGCAAAGGGCGCGGACGGCCTGCCCGGGAAAGACGGCGCAGACGGTGTGCCTGGTAAGGACGGGACAAACGGACGCGACGGCGTGACGTTTACGCCTGCGATGAGCGCGGCAGGCGATCTCTCGTGGACGAACGACGGCGGCAAGGCGAATCCTGAGACCGTGAATCTCAAAGGCCCGAAGGGCGACACGGGCGCGAAAGGCGAACCCGGCGCAAAGGGCGATCCCGGCGAGAAGGGCGCGGACGGCGCTCCCGGCAAAGACGGAGCCAAGGGAGACAAGGGAGACACCGGCGATCAGGGCCCGCAGGGCGTGCAGGGCGTGGCCGGTCCGGCTGGTGCGAAGGGCGCGACCTTTACCCCCGCTATGTCCGCGGCGGGAGACCTGAGCTGGACGAACGACGGCGGGCTCGATAATCCCGCGACGGTCAACCTCAAAGGCCCCAAGGGGGACCGGGGCGAAAAGGGGGAGCAGGGCGAGAAAGGCGCGACCGGTGCGACCGGCCCGCAGGGCCCCGCAGGCCCCGTCAATATCCCATCCACCACCTCTCTTATCAAGGGCAACGGCTCGGGCGGGTTGGTGGCGGCGACGCGCGGCAGCGACTATATCGCGAGCGGAAACATCGTCAAGCAGACGCTGGTTGCAACGGAGACCACGCCCACCGAGAACTACGCTATCAACTGGGTGTACGGCTAAGGAGGGGCGGAGATGGAGATTTACATCAAAGACGAGCGCGGCGAGAAGCACAGGGTCAAGGCTATGTACGTTTTCAAGGACGGTGCGCCTGTGCACATCAAGGAAGGTACGCCGCTGCACTACGCCGTGACCGAGTACGCGCGGCTACGCGGGTTGCCTGTGGAGGTGCGCGCATGAGCCATAAGACCCTCATCAATGGTACGGCCTACGAAGTAAAGGGCGGGAAATGCCTCGTCAATGGCACTGTGTACAGCATCAAGAAGGGCAGGACGCTTATCGGCGGGACGGGGTATGATATCACGTTTGCGCCGTCCTACGACCCTGTGTTTGCCAACAATACGTGGGAGCAGATCATCGCAGCGTGCCACAATAACGAAGTGCCGGACACGTGGAAGGTGGCAGACCAGAAGCCCATGACCATCAACGGCGTGGACTACCAGATCGACATCATCGGCAAGAACCACGATGACTATTCAGACGGCTCAGGCAAGGCACCGCTGACCTTCCAGCTACATGACTGCTACGGCGAGATAAAAAACATGAACAGCTCTAACACCAACAGCGGCGGCTGGATGAGCTGTGCCATGCGAAGTACACATCTGCCTGCCATTCTGGCGCTGATGCCGACTGAGGTGCAAAGCGGCATCCGCGAGGTGAACAAGCTGACCTCGGCGGGCAACCAGAGCGCCACTATCAACACCACGGCGGACAAGCTGTTCCTGCTGAGTGAGGTCGAGATTTTCGGCAGAAGCACCTATTCCAAGAGCGGCGAGGGCGCGCAGTACGACTACTACAAGGCGGGCAACAGCCACGTGAAGAGCTACAACGGAAACGCGTACATCTGGTGGGAGCGCTCTCCGTATGGCAGCAACTCCACAAATTTCTGCATTGTCAACAGCTACGGCGCCTCCTACAACATCGCGCACAGTGCGCGTGGCGTGGCCTTCGGCTTCTGTTTCTAAAAGATAAAGGAGTGATTACATGGCAATCTACATCAAAGTCAACAACACCGAATACCCCGCAGAGATCAACGGCAACCCCAAAGACCGCTCGTGGGGCGAGCGCGACACCAAGGCCATCACACTCACGATGACCTCCGCCGAGGTCGCGGCGCTGCTGCCCGACAACACCCCGTGGAGCATTGTGCAGCGCGACATGGTGGACGTGTTGGACGAGCAGGGCAAGCCCACAGGCGAGACCAAAGAGGTCGTCAACGAGTACGACAACAGCGAGTACAGCCTTGCTGGCGACATCACTGACCACCGCAATGGTACGGTGAGCGTTAAGATGGGAAAGCCCACGGAATCCGAGCTTTCGGAGGCGACCGTTACGGCGCTGGTCGGCCAGAGCATCACGCCGCAGCGCGCGGCAAGGCTGCGACCGATGATCGAACAGGCTGCAAAGTCCTTTACGGATGCAGAGGCAGCTAAGTCTCCTGAGTTGGTTGCGCGGTGGGCAGACCACATCGGTGAAGCGGTCGCACCGGGAGACCGCATGAGTGACGCTGACAATAACGGCGTTTTACACGTGTATCGCGTCAACGATGGCCACGGTCACACTACTCAGGCCGACTGGCCTCCGCACAGCACTCCTGCACTGTGGACTATCATTGACATCGAGCATGCTGGTACTCAAGATGACCCGATTCCGGCCGCTCGTGGTATGGAGTACACTTACGGTCTTTACTACAAAGACCCTGAGGACACTAAGCTGTACCTGTGCGAGCGCGTGGGAGAGGCAGCGGGCGGGAAGATCGTCTTGCAGTATTTGCCGCACGAGTTGGTGGGGCAATATTTCATGGAGGTCTAATGTATGAAAATGCTGAAAGCGATCCGTGACGCGGACGCGCTGCGGCCTAACAAATTGAGCACGCCGCGCAAGGCGGAAATTCTCATGGTGCTTGAGCACCGAATTGCCGAGATGATGGGGGCGGAAGCCCCCGCCATCAAAGTGAGCGTGGAGGATGACACCGCGAGCGTCGAGGATATGGAATTGCTGCTGCCGGACGGGCACAACGAGTGTTACCACCTATATCTGGCAGCGCAGCTCGACGCCTACAATCAGGACAGCGCGCTCTATGCCAACGACCACGCCATTGCCAACGAGGCGGTGGCCGATGCTATGGCATGGTGGCGGCGCGAGAACCGAAAAGAGAGCAAGGGCAACTGGAAGGTGTGATGACAAGTGCCGACGACATTTCAGCTGGTGGAGACGACTTTCCCGAATGGGGAAGGCAAAGACACGCAGGAGCAGATCAACGGGGTCTATGACTACCTTTTCGTGCTACTCGAACAGCTGCGGTATACGCTCTTCAATCTGGATGGGAGCAACATCAATCAGAATGCACTGAGCGAGTTTATCAAGGATATTTCCGAGCCGATCTACGCAAAAATCGCAGATACGGACGAGAATGTAAATGAAATTTCCATTACAGCGAAAGGATTAGATGCTCGACTTAGCGACGCCGAGGGGAACATCACGCAGCTCGGCGTGACGGCGCAGGGCTTGCAGGCGAGCATTTCGAGCCTTGACGGCAGCGTGACGAACCTGACGGCGGATGTCAACGGACTGCGCACGCAGGTGAGCGGGAAGATCGACGGCACGGCGGCGCAGACGCTCATCGACCAGAACTTGAATCAGATCACGTTGGCGGCAACGAGCGGCAGCAACGGCACAGTCTTTGCGCTGAACAAAAACGGCGTGCAGATCGCGAGCACGGGGACCATCGATCTACACGTCAAGGCAGTCAACATCGACGGCACGCTGACGGCGGGTGCGCTGCGCGGCGGGAGCGTGAGCCTGCTGGCCGGAGATACCCCTGTCGGCAGCATGGATCTTGCCTACACGGGCACGGGGCAGGTCGGCGTCGGTCTGACGGCGACCTATGGTGGCATGAAGATGCACGCAGCGGGAAATATCTTTCTTGAATCCGAGCTGGGGCCGTTTGCATTGATCGGAAAAGACGATGCCAGCGACTACCCTGTCGTCTCGCTCGGCGGCGGCTATCTGGTACTGAGCGGCAACTACATGTTCGGCGCTTCGCCGCCAAGTGCCGCGCCGTATGGTACGGTGTTTTTCCTTGAGGAGTGAGAGATGGCGAGCTTTTATTGTACGCTGTCACCGGTCGACGGAGACGGGACACAGCTCAGCGTCTACGCACGGTTTACTGGCGGCGCGTCGGATTACACGTATAAGCGCTCAATCGACATCCGCATCACGGGCATCGGGACGTTCTCGTTCGATTCGAGCGAGGTCGGCGGTGGGACGAGCACCTTTGTCGGCACGATAACAGGGCTATCGCCGGGGACGACATACGAATGGATATGCAACATGTACTACTGGGGCGGATCGTGGATCGTCTCAGATTACAGCGATTCCGGCACGGCAACGACGTACAGCGGCGGCGGCAGCGGAGGCAGCGCGAAGGCGGTCATCAACGTCGGGACGTATTATAACCCAAACTGGAAGAGATACCGTGCGATCGTCAACATTGGGACGTATTACAACACAAATTGGCTATCGGTTCGACCGGTCAACAATTACGGGAGCTATTCGCAACCCAATCGGAGGTAAAGAGCATGAATGAAAAGATCAAGCAGGAAGCGGCGCACGCGATGCGCCTGATCGGCATTTTGAACGTCAAGGGTGATGCCGTCGACGTGGTGGCAGCGGTGCGCCAGTCGCTTCGCAATATCGTGACGATCTGCGATGCGACAGAAGCCCCGGTGGGCGAGGAAGGCGATACGCAGGGCGAAGCAAGGGGAGCGGTGAAAGATGAGACTGCCTGAGATCACGGCATATACGAACCGGCGCGTGCAGCAGGAGAAATTCGGCGGCATCAACCACACATTCGGCGCGGCGGGCGGCGAGCTCTACGACATGAAGAACCTGTCGGCGCGATACTTCCCGCTTCTTGCTCCCCGTGCGCGGCGCTATACCGTCCGCAAGGGTATGGGCAAGGCAAACGGCATTTTCAGCGCAGGCAAACTCTACGAGGTATACGGAACGAAGCTCTACATCAACGGCGAAGAGAAGACGATAGTCGCAGATAGCGAAAAGACTTTCTGTGCACTTGGCGAGCGCGTGCTCATCTTCCCCGACAAGATCGTGTGCGAAAAGGACGGCACGATCAAGCCGATGGAGGCGAGCTACGCCGCGGCGGGGCTGAAATTCGGGAATGGCACGTATGCTGACGAAAAGGCGGCAGCAAACAGCATCACGACGACCGGCGCGGCGTTCCCGTTCAACGTGGGCGACGCCGTGACGATCTCGGGCTGCACAAAGGAGACCTACAACAACCGCACACCCATCATCCGGGAGATCAGCGAGGACAAAAAGACGCTGCGCTTTTATGAAAACACCTTCCGCCTGCCCGACGGGCAGGAAAGCATCACGGAGCCTGGAACAGTCACGCTCAATCGCAGCGTGCCCGACATGGATTTTGTCTGCACGAACGAGAACCGCGTGTGGGGATGCAAGGGCGACAGCATCTTTGCTTCAAAGCTCGGCGACCCGTACAACTGGAACGTGTTTGACGGGCTCTCCACGGATGCGTTCAGCGTGGAGAGCGGCACGGCAGGAGCGTTCACGGCGTGCGTGAGCTATCTTGGCTACCCGTGCTTTTTCAAAGAAGACAAAATATTCAAGATGTACGGCACGGTTCCGACAAACTTCCAACTCATGTCAAGCGCGGTGCTCGGTGTGATGAGGGGCAGCCACAAGAGCCTCGCCGTGGCGGGGGAAACGCTCTATTACCTCTCAAAGGTCGGCATCATGGCGTACAGCGGCGGCATGCCGCGCTGCATCTCCCACACGCTGGGCGACGATGTGCGCCTCTCTGACGCGGTGGGAGGGAGCGACGGCCTCAACTACTACGTGAGCCTGAAAGAGGATGGCAAGGCGGCGTTGTACTGCTACAGCAGCGAGAACGGCGTGTGGCATAAGGAAGATACGCTTGCCGTGGTGCAAATGGCCTATTCGGGCGGTATCATGGCCTTAGTAGACGGTGGGTGCGTGCTGCTGGGGAATCCGGCAGATATCCCGACCGGCGCAACACGCGAGGGCGCTGTTATTAGCGAGGCGGAGTTTGCCGACTATGACGGCGGCTCATTCGACGCGAAGCACGTGCAGCGCGTTCGGGCGCGGCTGGAATGCGAAAAGGGCGCAACGGTCGTGTTCCTTGTCAAGTTCGACGGCGGCGCGTGGGAAGAGGTCGACCGCTGCGGGGCACAGGAGAAAGACGTTTTCACTCTCGACTGCCCGATCCGCCGCTGCGACCACTTTAGATTAAAAATCAAAGCCACAGGAGAATACCGGCTCTATGCGCTCGAGTACGAATACGTGACGGGCGGCAGAAAGTGAGGGGACAATGGCAGACAATTTCAAACACAAGAATACAGACCTGACGCTCATCAACGATTCGGGGGACCTTGATCTCATCCGGCAGTATACCGAGGCATACAACAAGGCCTATGCCGAGGGAGACAAGGCGGGCCAGCAGGCGGCGCACGACGCAGCGGAGAAAATCCGCGCGAAGTACGACTATTCCGGCGGCGTGGACGGCAGCGAGTACATCAAACTCGGCACGGGCGCGAGCCCTGCAAAGGCTGACACGAGCTGGCTCGATAAGCTGGGCGACAGCAACTACAACTACGATCAGAGCGGGCAGATCAGCGCAAAGCTCGACGCACTGCTGAACCGCACGCCGTTTTCCTATGATGCAGCGAGCGACCCGCTCTATCAGCAGTATCGCAAGCAGTACACGCGCGAGGCAGACCGCAGCGCTGAGGATGTGCTCGGCAAGGCGGCAGTGATGACGGGCGGGATGCCGTCCACGGCGGCGGTGGCAGCGAGCCAACAGGCGAGCGACTACCAGATGAGCCAGATGACGGACAAGATCCCCGAGCTACAGCAGCTTGCCTATAGCATGTATCAGGATAAATTGAGCGGCGACCGCGCCGACTTGAATACGCTGATTGGGATTGAGGACAACAACTACAACCGCTGGCTGGCTGACCGCAATTACCTCTATCAGCTCGCGCGCGATCAGGTGGGCGACCAGCAGACGGCGGATGCACTGGCGTATCAGAAGCAGCAGGACAAGCTCAACTATGACTACCAGAAGGAACGCGACGCCATCGAGGACGCACGCTATAATGCGGAATGGCAGTATAAATTGCAACAGGCCGCGCAGGCAGCGGCGGGGAAGGCAAGCGGCGGTGGCTCTCGCCGGACTTCCGGTGGCAGGACACGTAGCGGAGCTACCGGCGGATCGATGGACTACGAAGGCCTGTTTGCTGCGGCGCAGGCAAGCGGGAACCCCAAGAGCTGGCTTGCGCAGAAGGCTAACTACCAGAAGTACGGCTTTACATCTTCGAGCGGGCTCTATTCCGACTATGAAAACTGGCTGGAAGGTCAGAACGGTGGAGGCTCGAGCGAAGGCTATAATTCGAGCAATTTCAATGCGGCTATGAGCAGTCTGCGCACGATGCTTGCACAGGGGCGTACCGATTATGCTGTCGGAGGTATTGATTCTTTCTGGGATAAGCTGAGCGACGAGCAGAAGGCGCGCGTGCAGAAGATGCTGAACGAATACGGGCTGACTTACACGGAGGGCTGATATGGGAAAGCTGGTAGCACTGAATACCAATAACGATGAGAAGAAATTAAAGACCGAGCAGCCGATTGCGACCACTGTTGCGCAGGGGCGGCGCGGGAAATTGATGCAGACCGGGAGCACGAGCGCCCCGGTCTCTTCGCCACCTACAGTATATCGTACGAGCCCGGTGAAGACGACGCCAGTGACGCAGCAAAATGTCGTGACGCCGAAGAACCAAAGCAGGCTTGGCAAAGCGACATTTTCTGGGAACAGAACACCCGGGAAACAGCAGAAGTATTCCGTTGGGAAGGGCATTGCCGGAGCAACTATGAAAGGCATCAACCAAGCCGCGCAGGGCATTGCCGACACGCTTGCGTTTGCGGAAGATGTTGCACTTTCCCCATTTGAGTTAGTTTCCGGACAGCAGCTCGGCGATTTGTCGGATTCCGGACTTGCAAATAAGTTACAGCGCCGCATTCGAAATGAGGGGCAAGAGATAGAGAACAAGTACGCGGCGAATGTTGAGCGCGGCGGCAAGGCTGCTGAGATTTTTGACAAGTATGGCGCATTGACCGTCGCAGCAGCCCCGCAGGCGGTCGCAGCGGTGCTCACCTCAGGCGCGAGCCTTGGGGCGACGCCAGCGACGCTTGCGAAGACTGCTGCAACGGAAATGGCCCCGAGCATTGCAAGCACAATCCGCAACAGCGTATTTGCGATGGGGAAAGACCCGCAGTATTGGCTTTCATTCTCGCAAGTCGTAGGTTCCAGTTACGAGCAGGCGCTTGATGACATGGAGAAGGCCGGAGTGGATAACAACACCGCTCGCACGAAGGCCGCACTTTATGCCACGGGAAACGGTCTGATGAACGCTGCCGTTGAAGTTGGAGGCGGTATTCAGACGCTTCCAGAACAGTTGAAACACGGTTCCGCTGCGTGGAAAGCATGGCTTGAATCAGCCTTTGAAGAAGGTAAAGAGGAAGTTGTGCAGGGCATTCTTGAAAGAGCGACGCAGAACGTCGCCTACAATAAAGGCAATCCGCTCGCATCAACGAGGGATGAAAACGCCATTTTGAACCCGCGTACATCCGCAGAGGAATTTCTCGGCGGCGCAGTGGTCGGCGGTGTTCTTGGTGGCGGACAAGTTGGCACGAATGCGGCGCTTCAATCGCTCGCGCGCTTCGATAATTCTCTCGGTGAGAGCGGGCGCAAGGCGATTCGCGGCTCGTACCAGGAAGGCAAGGACACGGCGCAGCATGTCGCGGACTTCCTGCCCGCCTACAACGCGGGCGCGGAGGGCAAGGCGAACCCGAACCCGACGAATGAGACGGCCTATGCAGGCTATGTCGCAGGGCAGAATGACGCGAAGGCCGAGGCGCGCAAGAAGACCTTTGCACAGGAGAGCGACGGAGGCAGCGGCCTCGTCTATGATGACTACGTTTCACGTGAAATGGACAGTGCAACGGCAGACGAGATCAACACCGTCGCAAAGGCACTCGGCGTGCGCGTGCGCATGGCTGACTCGGTGCGTGGCGGCACGGCTAACGGCGTCATCGAGGGCAACGAAATCCGCATTGCAAAGGACGCGCAGGACCCCGTGATGCAGGTCGTCGGCCATGAGTGGACGCACCGCGTGCAGGAGCTTGCGCCCGAGCAGTACACAGCGTTCCGCGATGCCATTATGGAAGACCCCGACGTCGCCGAGGCGGCGAACATTCTGCATGAGCAGTATAACCGCATGGGCGTTGAGATCAGCGCGGATGAAGCGCTGGACGAGGCCACAGCGAACTACGCGGGCGAGATGATCGCCAACACGGACGTGCTGAACGAGTTTATCCGCAGGCACAGCGAAGACCGCACGCTGCTTGAAAAGCTGCGTGACTCCATCCGCGAGATCGTGGGCAAGCTGACCGGCAAGGCGAAACAGCAGGCACAGACAGCGGAGGGGCTTTTGCAACAGGCATTTGAGGCGGCGGCGCAGAACAGCAAAAATGCCGCCACAGAGGGCGGCGTGCGCTTTGACTTAAAGGGTAAGAACAAGGACGGCGTCGAGGTCTACGAAACCGGCGAGGATGTCAAGAAAATGTCCTACAAAGAGCGCATGGAAGCCTTTATGGATATCATGCGCAACGAATACGCGGGGCGCACGGCCAAGTTCAGCGACGGCATCAACACCTACTACGCGAAGTTTGATGAAGCAGACCTTCGCAAGAATGTGTACGGCGATAAAAAATCCTCTCAAAAGGGATGGAAGGCGAAAATCAATACCGGAGCGGATGGCAGCATCTTTGAGCTTGTAGAAAACGCGACCTACAACGGAGGTAAAGCCGAGCAGGGGAAGAAAACGCAGGCACATCAAAATCTGACCGGCTGGGAGTATTTCGTCAAAACCGTGCAGATCGATGGACAGGTGTATGACCTGCTGGCAAATGTAAGAAAAAAGCCGGACGGAGAATTTGTCTACTCCATCCAGCTTAATGAAAATAAAAATAAAGCATCGGCACCGCCCCTTCAGTACCGAAATGGTACAGCTAAAGCGAATAATCGCCCTGTTGGGGTGTCCACCAATGCTTCTGAAAGCAGTGTACCCCAAAACGGAGAGAATGTCAAGAAGCGTTATTCACTGAAAGAGTACACCGATGAAGAGAAGAAGCAGCACCGCAAGGACGCGGACGAGTATTTCGGGCATACCTACAAGTGGTCGGAGACCGGATACATCCTGACGAACGGCAAGAAACTTGACTTCTCCGGCAGGCACGAAGGAGGCCCCGGCGGATATCGCACGGTCGACCACCGTGACATCCGCGACGCGCTGGGCGATGACTACGGCGGCAGCGATTACAGCGGGAGCATGGTTCAGTTTATGAGCGAGGGCAATATCCGCATTTCGCCGGAAAGCGGCGGTATCAACCTTTCGGTCATGCCAACAAAGAACCAGCTCGATTCCCTCTCCGATTTCATCAGCCACAATCGCGGTGAGGTCATTCTTGACCTTGATACGCCTGACGGGCAGACGGTATCGAGCACGGAATACCCGCGTGGCACGCACGCGAACAAGGTTCTCGCGGACATCAAAGCCTATTTTGAGGACGGAACAACGCCGCAGGTATCGAGCCTTGCACAGTTCCTATCCCTCAAGGGCACGGAGAACGCGCAGGAGATCGCGGCGCTTAAACGTGAGAATGAGACCTTGCGTCAGCGCGTGGACTACTGGAAGGGGCAGACGCGCCGCAGCGACGGCGTTCGCACCGACAGCAAGAGCGTGGAAAAGGCGGCGAAGGAGCTGACGCGCCGCTACGGTGCGGATATCGACAGCGGCGAGATCGCAGGCGACCTTGCAAGCCTGTATGACTACATTGCGCGCGGCGGTGACGAGACCGGAGAGCTGACCTACACCGAGGCGAGAAGCCGCGCGGATTCCATCGCCCAGCGCATCGCAGAGAGCGCCATCGCAAAGGATGACGAGGGTTACCGCGCTTATGGTGAGCTGCGCAAGTACCTGAAAGATACGAAGATCACGCTCTCCACCGAGGATGCGGCTGGCATCACGGACTATGCCGACTTCCGGCGCAGCCTCTTCGGCAAGGTAAATCTTGGCAAGGGCGAGCATACGAACGTCGATCAGGTCTATTCCGAGCTGGCGGAAAGCTACCCTGAGTTTTTCAGCGAGACGCGCGAGAACAACGTGAGCGACCAGATCAGCCGTATCGCCGAGGTGGCAAACGAGCTCTACAACGTGAGCGAGTATAACCCGTTTGAGGGCTATATGGGTCAGGCAGTCAGTGCCATTTCGAATGACGTCATGGAGCGATTCTTTGACCTGCCGCAGGCGAAGAAAACCTTCGCCGACGTGCAGGCGGAGAAGCTGGACGCGGCGAAAGCGGCAGGACGCAAGGCCGCGGCTGACGCGAAGCTTGCAGGCCAGATGGCACAGGGACGCACGGATGCCGTAAAGCTGCGCCACACGCAGGAGGCATTGCAGAAGGCGCGCACGCAGCAGGCGGAGAAGCTGGACGCGCTGAAAGACCGTTACCGTGAGAAAGACGCAACGCGCCGCGAGGGGCAGAAGCGCCGCGAGCTTCGCGCGAAGATCACGCGGCACGCAAAAGACCTGTCGAAGAAGCTGCTGCGCCCGACGGACACGAAGCACATCCCCGAGAATATGCGCTCGGCGGTGGCGGCAGTGCTGAACAGCATCAATCAGGAGAGCGCCTACACCGTGGACGAAAGCGGCAAGCACGTCTATGACGGCAGCGGCACGCCGACGCAGCGCACGCAGGCATTCGAAGCACTCCGAGATCAGTATCAAGATATTCTTTCAGGGCGAGAGAAAGACGGCGACGACCTGGTCATTGACCCGTCGCTGCTGGGCACGGACGGAAAGGACGGCCTGCTTGGACAGGTAATCGGCATGAAGGACAAGCGGCTCTCCGAGCTGACGAGGGAAGAGCTTGGGACGATGTGGAAGACCATCCGCGCGGTGGAGAAATCCGTCTCGACGGCAGGCAAGGTTCTCTCCAAGAGCAAATTCGAGACCACAAAGCAGATGGCGGATGCCTTCAAGGCCGACGTGAGCACGCGGCGGAAGAAGCTCGGCGGCAATACGACGATCAGCTTAGAGACGCCGTACACGTTCTTTGCCCACTACGGCGAGACCGGCAAGAGCATCTACCGGATGCTGCGCAATGCACAGGATTCTCAGGAGATCATGGCGCGCGACATTGCCGAGAAGACGCGGAAGGTGCTTGGCGACGAGCTGGGCGAGGCGGGCTTCAAGGATATTGCTGGGAAGGCTATCCACGGCGACCTGAAAGGCGCACTACGCGACGCGCGCGGCAGTGCCATCGGCAAGTGGGAGGCGGAGACGCACGATATCACCGTCGCCAACGGCGGCAAACTGACACTGACGACGCCGCAGATCATGGAGCTGTACCTTCTGAGCAAGCGCAAGCAGGCACTTGGACATCTGCTCGGCGGCGGCGTCATCCAGCCGGAGATCAAGAGCGCGGAGACCGGCAGGACGAAAGTGCCGCGCGGCACGCAGCAGGTCTTTTTGACTGATGGCGATATCGAGCGCATCACGGGCAATCTGACGGACGAGCAGAAGCGCGTGGCGGACGGCTTGCAGGACTTGACGGCAACGACGCTTGCCAAGTACGGCAACGACGCGAGCATGCAGGCCTACGGCTACCGCAAATTCACCGAGAAAAACTACTGGCCCATCAAGTCAGCAAAGGAAGCACTGCACAGCAACCTCGAGAAGGACAGAGGCAATGTGCGCTCCATCAAGAATATCGGCATGGCGCAGCAGGTGACGCCGAACGCGAATAACGCCGTAGAACTGCGCAGCGTGTTTGATACGTTCGCCGACCATGCATCCGACATGATCGACTACGCAGCATGGCTCGCACCGATGGAGGATGCAAACCGTTTCTTCAACTTCCAGTACCGCAATGACGCGGGCAATAAGACCGGCGTGAGCGTCAAGGGCCTGCTCGACGAAAAGGGCGGCAAGGGCGCGCAGCAGTACTGGCAAAAACTGATGGGCGACATTCAGAACGGCATCGGCACGAAAGACTTTGAGCCGATCACGGGCGCAATGGGCAAGTTCGTCGGCAAATTCAAGGGCGCGTCTGTCGGCGCGAACATCCGTGTCGTCATCCAGCAGCCGACGGCTTTCTTCCGCGCGGCGGCGGTTCTTGATCCGAAGGACATGGCAAAGGGCATGACCGGCGGCGTGACGAAGGGAAGCGGCTGGGAGAAAGCGCTTGAGCATTCCCCAATCGCAATGCGAAAGGACGTCGGCAGTTTTGATATCTCGTCACCGTACACGCTGAAAGACCGCTTCTACGGTAAAGAGGGCGTGACGAACAAGCTGAACGACCTCGCGGGCGCTGCTGCGGGCAAGGCGGACGCCGCGACGTGGGGGAAGCTGTGGAACGCCTGCGAGTGGCAGGTGAAGCGTGAAAAGCCAGACATCCGCGCGGGCAGCAACGAATTTTACAGCGCGGTCAACGATGTGTTCTCCGATATGATCGATCAGACGCAGGTCGTCGACGGAATCTTGCAGCGCAGCAACATCATGCGAGGCAAGAGCACTCTTTCACAGCAGGCGACAGCCTTTATGGGCGAGCCCATCATGAGCCTGAACGTGTTGCTTCGCAGCTATGACAACTTCCGCTATGAGGAGAACCCGGCGAAACGCAGCAAGGCCCTCAAGACGCTGGGCCGCGCGGCGACGGCACTGGTCGTTACGAATGTGGTGAATGCGCTGGCACAGAGCATTGTCGACGGCCTGCGCGACGATGACCGCGACAAGGACTATTGGGAGAAGTTCCTTTCAGCTTTTACGGGCGTGGAGGGAGATGAGAAGAACGCGCTCGAGTTGATCGGCAACGTCGTGTTGAACGGCAACGTCGGCAGCAACATGAACCCCGTGGCGCAAATCCCATTCGCAAAGGATGTTCTCTCACTTGCGCAGGGCTATGATGTGTCCCGCCCTGACATGGAGGTTTTCTCCGATCTGATCAACGCGGCGAGAGCCTTCGTTGACAGCGCAGGCGGTGACGGCAAGAAGACCAGCAAAGAGGCCACGCTCACGCTGTTGGCTGCGGCGAGCAAGATGTTTGGTCTGCCGGTCGCCAACATCAAGCGCGACCTTATGGCGACGCTGCGCACGATCGCACAGGCGAGCGGCAGCCTCGGCTTCCAGTATGAGGTGGAGAAGTTCAGCTACAACCTTGCCAACAGCGGCAACAAGAGCCGGTTTATCGGCATTCTCTACGATGCGCTGGAACAGGGCGATTACGCGACCTATGAGCACGTGCGCCGCGACCTGATGGAGCAGATGGGGCTGAACGGAGAGAGCATCCAAAGCAGCCTCAAGAACCGCTACAACAAGAAGACCGAGAGTGAGGCCAACTACTCGTTCCCGCAGAAATCGCTTGACCTGCTGGGCATTCGCGGGAAGTACGCCTATGACAGCGGCGATGGCGATGAGAAATTCAGCGCGGCGGACCTGAACGCGAGCTCGTTCAGCAAATATGAGACGCAGAAGGGCGACGCCTACCGCACGCAGGCTGATAAGGCAACGAGCAGCGGGGCCTTCTCCCGCCTCTCTGAAGAGGGCAAAGACAAGGCGCTTGGCTACGTCGAGAGCTACGCCGAGGCGGTGGCGCTGAAAGAAAACTCCGGCGGGCAGTACGAGATCACGACCAAATGGGTCCAGAATGCGCAGGAGGCGCAGAAGCAGTACCACATCGCCCCCGGCGTGTTCGCGGCCTGCAAGGCGGCGGCGAGCGAGTGCGAAATGCTGAAGGACAAGGACGGCGACAGCATCGATTATAGCAAAGGCTTGCAGATCATGGAAATGCTGTTCCGCTCGGGGCTTAACGAGCAGCAGCGCACGGCAATGTACGAATATCTGGACGTGCCGAAGAAGATTCGCCATTGGAACCGCGCGCGGGTGGACGAGCAGCTTGCAATCGCACGGAGGAAAGCGACGTAAAGAAAAAGAACCTGTCGGCGGGCCGGCAGGTTCTTTTGCCCCGTGGTGAATTTGCGGAGGCGGCATGATAGGCTCAATGGAGAACACCATAAAAATAAGGGGGGCGTGAAAAATGGATAATGCAAAGCACTACGATGACGCAGAGATCGCGCTGATCGAAAGCAGGTGCAAGAGCAATACGCACCGCATCAACGAGTTGCAGGAGCACCAAACGGCGCTTGACAGGCTGGCAACGTCTGTCGAAGTGCTGGCGACCAAGCAGGAGACCGTCGAGGGCGATGTCAAGGAGATCAAAGAGGACGTGAAAGCCATTACGGGCAAGGCAGGGAAGCGCTGGGACGGGCTGGTCGACAAGGCTCTCGCGGCGCTGGCAGGCGCTTTTATCGCGTGGCTACTGTCAGGGGTGGCCTTATGAAGAAGTGGAGAAAGCGGGATAAGTACGTCATCGCGGCAGTGCTCAACCTCTGCTGGTACTGCATTGCGGTGCTCGTATTGACCGCGCTCGACAAGGTAGTGCCGGACAGCCTGACGGTCGCATGGTTTGCGGCGTGGACGGCAGAACTCGGCCTGCTGGCTGGAATCAAAATCAAGGGAAAGGACGAATAACATGAACGAATTACTGAACAAGAGAATCGCAAACCTTCTCAGCGTGAAGAGCCTTGTGACGATTGCGCTGACGGCGACCTTCTGCGCGCTGACAGTACAGTCGAAGGTGACGCAGGAATTCAACACCGTGTACCTCATGGTCATCGCCTTCTACTTTGGCACGCAGAACGCGGCGGGCAGCGCGAAGGGAGAGTAAAAGCATGGCGAGAGCAGAAGACATCCTTGCCATCGCGCGCAAGGAGATCGGCATGGTGGAGCAGCCGGGCAACCGCCAGAAGTACGGCAAAGCCTACGGCATGGACGGCGTGTACTGGTGTATGCAGTTCGTGTGGTGGTGCTTCCAGCAGGTGGACAAGACGCTCTTCTATGGCGGCGGGAAGACCGCGAGTTGCGGCGAGCTGATGAACTACGCCAAAGCCCACGGCCAATGGGTCACATCCGGCTATCAGCCGGGCGACGTGCTCATCTATGACTTTCCCAACACGAAGGTCAAGACCGATCATACGGGCATCTGCGAGAGCGTGAGCGGGCAGTACGTCACCGCCATCGAGGGCAATACATCCAACGGCAACACCGGCAGTCAGGCCAACGGCGACGGGGTGTACCGTCGTAAGCGCAAACTGTCGCTTGTGCTGGGCGCATACCGCCCAAAGTATGAGGCGAGTTACCGCGAGGTGCTTAAAAAGCGCTCCGGTCTAGCGGATGCGACGATGGACTATCTCGCCGCCTACAAGTACGGCGCGGACCTGATCCGCAAGCTCGCGACGATGAAGTAACCCGGATTTGGAGCGGTCGAAAAAGTAAGGAAGGAGCGGGCGGCGAAAGCCACGCGAAAGCGCTCTGCAACGTCCCAGAAAGGGACATGGACAGTCAGCACAAGCAGATCCGCGCGGAATTATCCGCGATGGCTCCGAAGCGAGCCGTGGCATACGTTTTATCCTTCGAGCTGCCGCCGTCGGAGGCGGCGTGCGTCATTGAATGCGACGTGCGGCAGAAAAGCTGCGTGCAGGTGGCAATGGAGCGAAGCCTGTCTGTTGATGCAGTGAAAAAATACCGGCGGCGCGCATACCAGAAAATTGCATCAGAAGTCTATGAAAAAAGAAACGGCCCCACCGAATAAACGGTGAGGTCATTTCTTTTGTGTAAAAACAGGCCGGGAATGATCTGCAAAATTAAAATATCATGTTTCATGTGAAAAGGCAAGGGGAATCGTTCGACGGGTTTCGACGCACTTTTCATACACTTTACGGACGCTTTTGAGCGCCCGTTTTTTTGTACGATGAAAGCGACAAAAGGAGGTGCGCGCATGGGATATTTCGGCAACCCTTATCAGATGGGGTATAACCCCTATTCAGGATATGCTCCTGCAAGCCCACAGAACGGCGCAGGAGCGATGCAAGGCTTTGCGGGTCAAATTACCCGCGTGAACGGAGAAAACGGCGTGGACGCGCTCAGGATGGCACCGCGCAGTGAACTGATCGCGATGGATATCTCGCGGTCGGATGTGCTGATTGGCTGGTACGTCAAAACGGACGACGCGGGGTACAAGTCGAAAACGCCGTATCTGATGACGCCTTACGAGCCAAAGCCCACGCAGAGCACAGCAAGCCTCACGAGCATCGAAGAGCGCCTGACCAGATTGGAGGGAATCGTCAATGAACAATCCGTTGCTGGAAAGCCTGATGGGAAGCCAAAGGGCGGCAAGGCCGAATAATCCTCTTGCGATGTTGGGAGAATTTCGCAAGTTCGCAAGAGGCATGACGCCTCAGAAAGCGCAGCAGGAGATCGAGCGCCTTTTGCAGTCTGGGCAAATGTCTCAGGAGCAGTTTCAGCAGCTTCAAGAGCAAGCGAAAGAATTCATGCAATTTCTGAAATAAGCCGGTGCGCAACGGTTTATTTATAAAATCTTTCAGGAAGGAGTTTTGACACATGGATAGTGGTATGTCTCTCAGCGATATCGCCGCGGTCACCCGCGGTGCGAACGATGAGAACGGCTGGGGTTCCGGTTGGTTCCTCATTGTCGTGCTCTTCCTCTTCATGTTCGGCTTTGGCGGCAACGGCTGGAACCGCCAGGGCGAGTTTGGACAGTACGCCACGGCTGCGTCGCAGCAGGAGATCCTTTTCGGCCAGCAGTTTGGCCAGCTGAACGACCGCCTGACTAACATCGGCAACGGCATCTGCAATCTCGGCTACGAGATGCAGGGCGGCATCGGTCAGCTGGGCAAGGAGGTCGCGCTCGCGCAGAACGGCACGAACATGGCCATCATGCAGACCGGCAACGACATCCAGCGCCAGATGGCAGACTGCTGCTGCACCACGCAGCGCGGTCTTGACGCCATCAACGCCAACATCGACGCTAAATTCGCAGCGCTCGAAAAGAGCCAGCTCGAAGGCCGCATCGCACAGCTTGAGCAGGCCAACAACCAGCTCTATCTGCGCGAGCAGATGTGCGGTGTCGTGCGCTATCCCAGCGGCTACACCTACAGCGCGGGCAACTCCCCGTTCTGTGGCTGCGGCTGCGGAAACGGCAACATTTGACGCCCTATTCGGCGAGGCAAGCGGGGCGGCAACAGCTGCTCCGCTTTTTATTTTGAGAAAGGAATGATATTATGAGCAAGTCTGCGATCTACACCACCAACACGAGCGCGCCCACTGTACCCGTAGGCGGCATCGTCCCGGTCGGCAGCACGGCGCGCCGCTTCGGCTGCAATATCCGTCAGGACGGAAACGCGATTACACTGTGTGGGCAGGGCTATTACCTTGTCAATGTCAGCGCGACAGTCGCACCCACAGCTGCCGGTACGGTCAGCCTGACCGCACAGAAGGACGGCGTCGCCATCATCGGCGCTACGGCAACTCAGACGGTCGCAGCAAACGGCGTGGCAAACCTCACTATTACGGCCATTGTGCGTAACGCCTGCGGCTGTGACGGCTCTCTGCTGTCGCTGGTACTCGACGGCGTGGCATCGGTCGTCAACAACCTTGCGGTCACGGTCGAAAAACTATGAACGACGATTCGGAGGCTCTGCTGCTCGGGATAATTTTGCTGCTATTTGCTGCAGAAAGCGAGGAAGAAAATGAAACTCATTGAAAAACTGTCGGCGATGGTCGACGAGGAAATCGAGGACGCGATGAAGTACGCGAAATGCGCGCTCGAGTACAAGGACGAATGTCCCGCTCTTGCAAAGACGTTTTACGAGCTTTCCGGAGAGGAGATGCATCACATGACGATGCTCCACGCCGAGGTTGCTGGCGTCATCCAGAAGTACCGGCAGGAGCACGGCGAGCCGCCTGAGGGCATGAAGTGCCTCTATGACTATCTGCACAGGAAGCAGATTGAGAGAGCTGCCGACGTCAGACGCTTGCAGGACATGTGCCGGGAGTAGACCTGTTAGGGATTTGTTAGCAACCGCGAAGGAATGAAGCGGAATATTGAAGCATTTAATTCTGTATTGTTACATTTATTCTGCTTTATTCCTTGTTATTGCAACATAATTCCGCAAATCGCGCGTTCGTAGCTATTTCACACGCAGGAGGTCACTGGTTCGAATCCAGCAGTCTCCACCAAAAAAGCCTTGAAACCGTTAAGTTTCAAGGCTTTTTCTTTTTGCCCGATTCCGGTTTTGTTAGTAACGTGCCTGTAACAGCCGCTACGATCGTATCTGGGTCAATATGGGTGTAAATGTTTGCAGTAGTAGAATAATCTGCATGGCCGAGAACTTTTTGAAGGATTTCTGGCGGAAGGCCTTCCTTTACCGCGCGCGTGGCGTAAGTGTGGCGTGTGGCATGGGGGGTCTTTTTTTCTATCCCGAGGCGGGACAGCAAGGGGTAATAATCGCGCTTTCGGTAATTTTCGGGGGAATGCTGGCCCTCATATCCGGAGAGCAACAGTGGCCCAGTCGCTTTGGATGCGAAATACGCAAAGTAAGGCTTGCCCTCGCCCCGAATCGGAATTACACGGTTACGCCCGGCTTCCGTTTTCTCACCGCCAATCACGTAGGTCTCGTGATAAGATGCGACGGGCAGGGAAAATAGCTCACCGATGCGCATGCCGGTCGATAGAAGCATGAGCACGATCTTCGCTGCGTCGCTGCCGTTGGATTCCAGCTTTTCAATATCGCCATCAGTGAAAATCTCCTTTTCCTTTTTCACGTTTTCGGGAAGTTTGATGTAATGCGCAAAATTTGTCACGCAAATCTCTTCCCGCATGGCCCAGTTTGACATTTGTGTCGCGAGCTGCTTGTATTTCGAAACGGTGGAGTGGGACTTGCTCATATGCTGGTCAATAACCGCCTGGAAATCCGCTGCGCGCAGATCGCGGAATTTCTTGTTGTGCAGCGGGGCAAAGACATCAAATGCGCGGTCATAAGATTCCACCCCGCTTGAGCCGATCTCGCGGTAGTGCTCCGCTTTCCACGCATCGAACACCTCAGCAAAGGTCATATTGTATCGCTCGTCCAGCGGTTTTCCGGAGAGCCGTTCCAGCGCTTCCAGCGCGTCAGTTTTCTTCGGGTAGTATCCGATGATGACCCGATTCTTTGCGGCGACCCACGGGCGCGACCTGCGCCCTGAGAGCTTATATACCGTTCCGGTTCCGTTGGCGCGCTTGAGCGCCTTGCGCTTTTCCGGCACTTGCTTTTTGCCGCACGTAGGACAAAACAGCGCGCCTTCCGGCAGCGCTGCTTTACATTTGATGCAATTCGCCATGTCAGCCCCTCCAAAATCCATAGTCGACGCAGTGCATATCGATATACAAACCCCATGCAGCCAGTAACACCACCATGATAAACAGAATTAAAACCACGCCGTTGCGGATACGGACGCCGCGCCGCATGATCTCGATCATGTCTGCTTTTGCGTCCACGTGGCGTTCCAGCTCATCGTTGCGCGCTTGCAAGGTTTCCTCGGTCGGCGTCAAGTGTTCGGAAATTCCGAATATTTCGTCAAGGGATATGCCGAGCACCTTGCAAATCGGCGCGACGGTGTAAATGGACGGGGCTTTCGACATTTTGGAAAAGAAGTTCTGGACGGTGGACAGCGGCACGCCGGAAGCGTCGGAAATATCGTGGTAGGTCAGTTTCAGTTCTTCTTTACGGATTCTACACAGCTCTTGAATGTTCATTTACATCACCTTAACTTTTCCGGTTTCCGCCTGTTTGGGGTGTCAAAAGTGGGCCTGTCGAATGTGGTCGAATGCCGTCGTGTTGCAAAGTCTTGGTATTGAAGTGGTAAGGTAAAGCGCGATATGGTCAAAACAAGCAGCGGCGACCGCTCCCCGCTGCTGCTGAAAAGCCCTCGCCGGTGTTGCAGAGGCGGCGAGGGCTTTTACTTAAATATCCGGGAAAGAATCTTTTGGCACTATATCAGTGCTCATATTCCCGTTGGATACTTTATAGAGAGTAAGCGTCCAACCGTAAACCATCTCGTCATCTGCGGTAAATTCAAACATTTCGTTGCATTTGAAGTACTCGGTGTTTTCACCAAACTTATATTCTTTCCCGTACCAGTCCGAACCATACGCATAATAGATTTCGTATGTCCCGAGAGGAACATCTACTTCGGCACTTTTTGCCGACACGAGGAAAGACATCGCTCCGTTAGATATTGCCTCTCTGTCGATTGGGTTTAGCACGATATAGAAATTTGAGCCGCCGGCGGTTTGTACTGTCAAAGGTGCGACCTGATCGCCAGACGGATATGTGACAATCTGTCCGTTTTGAATGGGCACAGGCTGCAATGGAACGAGCCTGCCGCCCCCGCCGCCAGTTGTTTCAGTTGTTGACTTTATTGGTGGGGTGTCATTCATGTCAGATTCTTTCAAAGGGACATCTTTTTCGATTGAAATCCAGATGACCCCGCAGATGACGAGCGCGAAGCACAATGGTTTCAATGCTGCCAGCAGAAGATCAACTTCCGGAGAGCGCCGCTTCCTATTTGGCTGCTTCTGCCTGTTTCGCTTGGCTTCGTTTTCTAAAACCATTTGACGATAGACGCGGTATTGCTCGACGGTCATTCCCATCATGAACGCGTCGTATTCTTCTTGCGTCATTTGAGTTAGGCCGGGAGATTCGTCAAATTCATCAACTGTTGGTTCAACGGGATAATCATGGATATCGCGTGAGGCGGATTCCGGCTCAACCTGCGTCGAGGTTTCTGATACCGCCTCATCAGGGGCAGGCTGCTTTGACTTAGAGGACACCGCCTTAATGACTTTCTTTACTTTGCGGTGCTGGTAGTGCGCTTGCTTTTCAAAGTAATTCGGGTCGGTATACAATCCCATGCACAAGACCTCCTAAAACCATTCCGCCGTGGTGAAATGAACCTCGGCGCGGTATATGATAAGTGAAACTATTTACATACGGAGGATACATAGATGAAAGACATCGACAGCGAAATCTTACAGGCGTTCCGCGATCTCAGCGATGAACAGAAACGTATCATTCTTGATTCTTTAGCGCCTGCAACTGTGCCAGCAGCATCTTCTTTTGATCGTCCGTAAGTGTGCGGACATATTCCATTAACTGAGATTCCATCGGGGAAAGGCCGACGTCCTTCGGGGCGGCGGCTTCTTTTTCTGCGCAGTCGTCCCCTATTAGATCGGCAACAGTCACGTGGAAATAGTTTGCCAATTTTTCCCGAGTAGTATCATTTGGCATTTTCCCTTTTTTCCATCCGGTCGCAGCAGCATTTGAAAGGCCGATTGCTTTGGCTACACCTGATGGGTTCAGGCCGTTTTTAGTGCAGAGGGATACGAAATTTTTGTAAAAAGTAGTTAATTCCATAGGACGTTTTTGAACAGATCGACGAAGATAGAAAAGTTAACAATTTTGCCTTGACTTCTAACTATTCTAACCGTATAATTTGGACGTGGAGTTGAAAAAGGGAACATAAAACCAGACCCCGACGATTCATTCGTCCGTGTCAAGCTCTTATGTGGTTCGGCTATCTGCATAATAGCACGGTTAGTTAACTTATGCAACCCCAAATTTGACTGCGGCAGGAAAAGGAAGCCGCCCCGATGCGTGAGCATCAAGGCGGCTGCGGGGCAAAAATGTGCGAGTAGCTTCATCTTTTCTCCTGTTAGCTGACCTACTTTCGCCGGTTAGCTAAGGCGATGGCGGCAAGAGAACGAACGTCCTTGTCCTCGTGATGCATCAACTTGCCAGCAAGCGACGCGAGCTCGGACGAAGTATGTGCTGCGTTTCTCATGCGATCACCCCCTTTTATGGAGATAACCCCGCGAAAGCAGTATAGCAAACTTCCCTGCCGCAGTCAACAAAATTAACAGAATGAAAAGGGAGGAATGGCTTTGCTTGAAGCATGGACTGGCCGTGCAGTCGGAAAGATGCACACCAACCGCATTTCGTTTGAAGAAGTCGCGGCTGAGATGGGCGTGACAAGAGCCTATATCAGCATGATCTTGAACGGAAGGCGCAAGCCGCCCGATGCGCGAAAGCGAGTGGAGGGCGCAATCGACGCGATCATTGAACGGCGCGCCGAGGATAAGGAGGACGCATGAACGAGCTAATCAAGATCACTTACAACAATGACCGCCCTGCGGTCTCTGCGCGAGACCTGCACGACTTCTTGGAGGTCGGGGCAAGGTATAACGACTGGTTCCCGAGAATGTGTGAGTATGGCTTCACCGACGGAGATGATTTCAACTTACTCAAAATTGAGCGGGTTCAAAACGAGGGCGGACGTATGGTCACCCGAACGGTTGATGACGCAGTGCTCACCATCGACATGGCGAAAGAGCTTTGCATGATCCAGCGAAATGAAAAGGGCAAGCAGGCTCGCCAGTATTTTCTTCAAATTGAAAAGGACTGGAACAGCCCGGAGAAAGTCATGGCCCGCGCGCTGCAAATCGCAGGGGACAAGCTCAAGCGGCTTGAAAACAAGGTCGAGGCCGACGCGCCAAAGGTGCTTTTTGCCGATGCGGTCAGCGCAAGCAAGACTTCGATCCTCGTCGGCGAGCTGGCGAAGCTGCTGAAACAAAACGGCGTTGACATCGGGCAGCACCGTTTGTTCCGTTGGATGCGCGAAAACGGCTATCTGATTCGCCGAAACGGCACGGACTTCAATATGCCAACGCAAAAATCAATGGACTTGGGGCTTTTCACCGTTAAGGAAACGGCGATCACACATTCTGACGGCACGGTGACGGTGAGCAAGACCACGAAAGTCACCGGCAAAGGCCAGCAGTATTTCATTCAGAAGTTTCTTGGAGAGGAAGGAGCACGCAAATGAAGACGATACAGACGATGGACTTGAACGAGTGCGCGGCGTATCTGAGAGAACACGGGCTGAGCATTTCGAACGAATCTCTGGCAGCAGGACTTGAGCAGCGCGTTTACCCATTCGGCGTGTGCATCCGCGGCGGCAAGCGCAGGATCTTCCAAATCTATACTCGCCTCGTGAACGAGTGGATCTCGGAACGCGAGGTGGAGGCATGATCGACACGTTGTTTTTCGGCGGTATCGCCGCTGCGGTGATCGCGCTCAACGGCTGCGACTTTACGACGGGCCTTGCCGTCATCGGCGCGTGCGCAGTGGGCAAGGGGCTGTATGATCTGCTGCCGTTTATCGACAGGGGGTGCAGACGGTGAGACGGCACGACAAGCGCACGAGAGAGCAGCGCAAGGCCGATGAATCGGCGCTGTTTGCGGCGGCGTGTCTGGGGGCGACGATTGTCTTGATCGCGATCTCAATCCTCGCCACCAGCGCGCAGGCGGTCGATGCGGAACCGGAAGAAGCCATCAGCGCAGAAGAGTATGACCCCGCGTGGGATATTCCCGCGACCGAAAGCGCAGTGTGCAACGACGTGTTTCTCGGCGAGTTTACGCTCACGGCTTATTGCCCCGGTCGCTGCTGCTGCGGCAAGTGGGCAAGCGGCTACACCGCGACCGGCGCGCTGGCGACCGAGGGACGCTCGATCGCAGTTGACCCGAAGGTGATCCCCTACGGGACGCACGTTCTGCTGATCTGGCCGGACGGCACGCAGCGCAGTTATGTTGCGGAGGACTGCGGCAGCGGCGTAAACGGCAACCACATCGACGTGTTTTTCAACGACCATCAGGCGGCGCGCGTCTTCGGCGTGCAGAGCGCGATGGTGTATTTGGAGGCGGAGGAATGATCTATCGCTGCATGTGCTGTCACCTCATTTTTGACGAGCCGGACGTTATGCGGCGGCGCGAAAATCTTGACGGAGAGCACGGCTATGCCCTCGTGACGGAAAAGTTCTGCCCGGACTGCGGTGCAGAGGAAGCCTATTTCGAAAACTACAGAGGAGACGAAGATGAAGATGCAGAAAATATCGACGCGCGGCATGAGCCGCGAAGAATGGCTTGAAGAGCGGCGAAAGAGCCTCGGCGGCAGCGACATGGGCGCTGTGCTGGGCCTGAATAAATACCGCTCGCCCTATACGGTGTGGGCGGAGAAGACCGGCAGGATCGGCGAAGAGCCTGAGAATGAGGCGATGCGAATCGGGAGAGACCTCGAGGGCTACGTCGCAACTCGATTCGAGATAAAAACAGGGTTGCGTGTCCGCAAGGTGAACTACATCCTGCGTAACAATGAGGCTCCGTGCCTACATGCGAACATTGACCGTATGGTGTTACCGGCTGGTTGGCACGCGGGCCTTGAATGCAAGACCGCGAATGCGCTGAACATGAAGCGCTATGCAGTTGGCGAATTCCCCGAGAGCTATTACGCGCAGTGCGTGACATATCTCGCCGTGACGGGCTGGGAGCGCTGGTTCTTGGCGGCGCTGGTGCTGGGCAAGGGCTTTTATTGCTACCAGATCACGACCGTCCCCGATGACTATGTTCCCGGATGGTGCGAGAGCAGCGTGTATGTCAGCCCGGACGAGATCGAGGCGCTGAAACGCTGTGCCGCGGACTTCTGGCACGACTACGTGGAGGCTGACAGCCCGCCGCCGATGGACGGTATGGAGAGCACGACGGAGACGATCACGAGCATCTACGAGGGAGGCGGCGGTGAAGTCGAGCTGTTCGGTCGCGAGAGGCTTGTCGAGCAGTACCAATATCTGATGAGCCGCAAGAATGCCATCGAGAAGAGCGCGGACACCATCAAGCAGCAGCTCATGAACGACCTTGGTGACAATGAGCGCGGATACTGCGGGCGATTCACGGTCGACTGGAAGGGGCAGAGCCGCCAGACGTTCGACGCGAGGGCGTTTGCGAAGGATCACCCCGAAATGGACTTGAGCGGCTACTACAAAACGACAAATTTCCGCAAATTTGCGGTGAAGGAGGACAAAGAAAGATGAAGGAAGGATTGATTCAGAACGCGCAGGGCGCACAGGCTGTCAAGGCAGGAAAGCCGACGATGCAGCAGTACATCAAGCAGATGGAGGGTGAGATCGCCAAGGCGCTACCGAGCGTCATCACGCCGGAACGCTTCACGCGCATCACGCTTTCTGCTCTGAGCGCAAACAAGCAGCTCGCGCAGACGACGCCGCAGAGCTTCCTCGGCGCGATGATGACGGCAGCACAGCTCGGCATGGAGCCGAACACGCCGCTTGGGCAGGCGTACCTGATCCCGTACCGCAACCACGGCCAGCTGGAATGCCAATTCCAACTGGGATATAAGGGGCTTATTGACCTTGCGTACCGCAGCGGTGAGGTCAGCATCATTCAAGCGCAGGTCGTTTACGAAAACGACGAGTTTGAATATTCCTTCGGCCTTGAGCCGAAGCTCAACCACAAGCCCGCCTGCGGCGAGCGCGGCGAGCCGAAGTTCATCTACGCGATGTTCCGCACAAAGGACGGCGGCTTCGGCTACGACGTGATGAGCGTTGAGGACGTTCGCAACCACGCGAAGCGCTTTTCCAAGGCCTACAGCAACGGACCGTGGCAAACGAATTTCGAGGAGATGGCGAAGAAGACTGTGCTCAAGCGCGTGCTCAAGTATGCGCCGCTCAAGAGTGACTTTGTTCGCGCGGTGGCGCAGGACGAGACCATCAAAACGAAAATCAGCGAGGACATGTATTCCGTAAGCGATGACACGGTCATCGAGGCGGAGAACTACACCGTGGATGAGACGACCGGCGAGGTCATCGAAAGCGATGGTGACGCACAGTGAGCATGAATCGCGTGTGCCTGATGGGACGCATCGGGCGTGACTTGGAGCTGAAAAAGACGAACAGCGGCGTATCCGTTGTGTCGTTCCCTCTTGCCGTTGATCGCAACGGCAAAGAGGGCGGCACAGACTGGATCGACGTTGTCGCATGGCGCGGCACGGCGGAGGTGCTCTGCAACTACGCCGATAAGGGTCGCATGATCGGCGTCGAGGGGCGCTTGCAGATGCGCGACTGGACGGACAAGAACGGCAACAAGCGCAGGAGCTGCGAGGTGCAGGCTGACAGCGTGTATTTCGCAGACAACAGGCGCGCGGAGGATAACAACACCGCCGCACCGCAATACGCCACAGAGAGCGCCGCAGGCGGCTTTGCAGAGGTCAGCGAGGACGAATCCGAGCTACCGTTTTAAGGCGGTGACGGTATGGGAGCTGCATCTGCAAGGTGCTATGTAAAGGCATATTACGACTGGATCGAGCAAACAGCAGCACTGGAAGATGACGAAAAAGGCCGTCTGTTTGTTGCGATTTTAGAATATGCCAGGTCGGGTGAAATTCCAGACAACCTCGGGAGAGAATCCCTTTTATTTCCGGTATTTAAGTCGGTCGTTGACCGTGACGCTCAAAAATCTGATGCGCTGGCTCAGAATGGAGCGGCTGGCGGCAGAGCACCAAAAGCAAATGCAAGCAAATGTAAGCAAACGCAAGCAAATGCAAGCAAATGTAAGCCTACTAATAACATAAGACATAAGACAGAAGACGAAGAACATAAGACAGAAAACGATATACCCTCTAAATCCCCCTCTACGAGGGACGCATTCGAGCGTTTTTGGTCAGTTTACCCGCGAAAAATCGGGAAACAGTCTGCTAAGAGAGCTTTCGAGCGGGTCAAAGTCCCACTCGAAACACTTGTGACCGCAGTGGAGCGGCAGAAGTGCAGCGACCAATGGACGCAGAACAACGGGCAGTTTATTCCACACCCCGCTACATGGCTGAATCAAGGCCGGTGGGACGATGAGCTACCCGAGAGCGGCAGAGGGTATCACTACGACTACGGCAACACGGAGGGGAACCTATGAACGTTGACGCATTGATCGACAGCATCGCGAAAAAGGCCGAGCCTGTGCGTGATCTGGTCGACTACGAGAAAGACGGGCTGCTGTACTGCGGCCATTGCAACACGCCGAAGCAGTGCC